TCGTACCAGCAGCTAATCTTTGATCTCCTGATCCATCTCTAAATAAAATATCTCCCTGTGTTGTTAAAGGTGTTGAATACTGAGAAATAGCAGCCCAAGTTAAACCGCCTGTATTACCACTCTGAGCAGATAAGAAATATCCATTGGTCGGGTTGTTACTTACACTTAATTTCGCTTCAGTAACTGTTCCATCACTAGGTTCGCCGATACCGCCTGACTCTTGATAAAGAATAAAATCAGGAGCTGCCGCTAAATTAGTCGCTGTTTTAAACCTAGACCCATCAACAATAAAACCAGTAATCCCACTTGTGGACGTACCAGAATTAGGTTTTTGAATTACACCTCCATAACTAACTAATAAAGTATTTGCGGCTGCTGGAGTAATTGCGTTAGTCGTTCCAGAAGTGACAAGCGTAAAGTCATTCCCTGGATAACTAGCTGATCCATCATTGGCTGCATTCCTAAGAGCTAAATATTTAAAATCTGGTCCACCACCACCGCCTGAAACCTTTGCTACCGACCCATCATCTTTTTTAAAAAACAGTTCAGCCGTGTCCGTTCTTATAACGGGTTCACCTACCACCATGTCGGAGGCAGATGGATCGCTGCCACTACCTCTTTTTAACCTAACTGTGTTGGTCATTAGTTATTCCTCAGATGGTTTAGTAAGTACCACCATCAATATCGAAACCAGATACAGAACCATTCTCAAGGAATGAAACTAAATCGGACATGGCTACCTGTTTAATAGTCCCATTATCATTGCAAACAAAACGGTCAGCAGTCGCCAAAGTGGTAGAGGTTGCAGAAGTATCACCATCCAGAATATTCAGCTCCGAGGTGCTTACGGTTGCGCCGTCGAGGATTCCAATTTCTGTCGAAGTCAGAGCAGCTAAGGCCGCAGCTCCACCAGATTGACAACTTGATAAGGAAGTAAGATCCGCCGCTAATGTTTGCGCCCCTAAAGACGTTCTTGCAGTTGCTCCTGTTTCAAGGACAAAGGTTGAACCATTACCAACAATTACTCCGCCGTCTGTTGTGGCTAATCCTGCAATTGCAGCAAGCTCGGCATCATAAGCTTGAACGTTAGTTCCAATGACTAAACCAAGAGCTGTTCTTGCGGCACTGGCTGAAGTTGCACCTGTTCCACCATCGCCGATTGCAAGCGTTCCAGTAATTGAACTAGCGTCTAGTTTTAGAGCCAATTCAGTTGATTCAATTACTAAGCCGCCGTTTGATTTGAGATCAACAGAGAAAGTATTTCCACTCTTGTCGAGACCATCACCTGCACTAAAGGTTGCCGCGCCACTGAACTGGGTGAAAACCAAATTGTTCGTGCCTGTGACTGCGCTTCCCTTATCTGAAGAACAGACCCAACCCGTATCACTAGCAACGCTACCCGATTCGACGAAAACGAAGGCTCCGGCAGCATCAGAACCAGCAGCAAGGTCGTCTGTTCTTGTCCAACTTCCTCCGCTTACAACTTTATAAAGGCCATTTTGAGATGCTGTACTTTGGTCCTTAACAAGGACTCGATCATCAGCAGATAACGAAACACCGTCTACAGTTTGCGTACCTGAAAGGGTGATATTCGCTGTCGTTGCAACCTTTACGGATTGCTTGACATCCAATCCTTCCGCAGTTGAATCAACGTATCCTTTTGTTGCCGCATCAGTATCAGCCGCAGGAGCAGCCAAGCCTGTAATCTTTTGACTGTTTAAAGCAACAGCACCATCAGGAGCTGTAAATTCGTTTAGCTTTAATAAGTCAGCAGCAACTAAACTTCTGAACGTCGGTGCGGCTGCCGAACCCGAAGCAGGACCAACAAGGACTGTGTTTGCTGTTCTTGTATCTGTCTTATTAAAAAACGCTCCAGATCCACCAACGGTAATAATTGAACTTGCAGAAGGTGGAGTTGAACCGTTATCACCAAAACCGTAATACAGTTTTAGATCACTTTCGTTAAACGCTAATTCTGAAGGGAAAAGACTTGTCGGCGCACCATCAGCACCACTAGCAGCTCTCTTTTTAATTCTGATCGTGTTAGCCACTAGAAGTTACCTCCGTTTGTAAGTGTGTCTGTGGTCCAAGTATTATTGGCCTTGAGACTTAAAGAACTACCGTCATAATAGACTATAGATTTGTCAACAGCATTATCAACGTTCACCATTGAGGCATTAGCACCTTGCGGTCCTACTGTTGCAACAGTGATGACGGAAGGATCTCCCTCGTCAACGGTAACTGTGTTCTTATTGGTTGTGATATTTACTGTGGTCATGCTGTATACCCCTCAGACATATAGATAGTACCCTCAACCCAGTATTCTTTTAGTCCTGATGGATTAGTTAGTTGCACATCATATTTGTATTCGTCAGCCGTAAAGGTAGTTGTCTGAGTATCGGTTACGCTCCAAGTAAAAGCACCTCCAGCCGCACTTGTTACGGAAACAGTTGCATCTGCCGCCTTAGAGGTTCTTCCTGAATCCCAAACTTGCGAGGCCAAGGTGTAGCCAGTCAGGTTAACAGCAGCATTACTTGAGTCTTTTAAAGTAACAGAAACACTATGATCCGACCTTCGTTGGATCGTCATGTTATACGTTCCCGGTGCTATTGCCATAAGCTTTTTGCCTTTGGCTTCAGTATATCAAGATTAAGTCGGTTTTATAGGCCAAGTTACTTCCTCTGGACTGGAAACTGTTGAAGGTAAATCTCTTAATGCTTGTCTATATTCTTTTCTTGCTTTACTCATCGTTAAATCTGAACTAGCCCACCAATCTGTTTCAGCTAAAAGTTGATTACGAGTTGCTCTAACATCAATCCATTCTTGATCATATCCAAGCCCAACGATATTGGTTGAGGTAAACGTATGATTTATATAACTATCTCCTATTCCTACAAATTTCTCTGCAAGAACGGCAATTGTTCCTTCAGGTGGAGACCATATACTTAAATCTCCATTCCATTCAACAACATTAGTAACTATCTCGTCTTTTACAATTGCGTAAGTAGCCATAGGTAAAAAAGGTTTCGTTTCAATTTTAGATAATTGGAACCCAATACTAACTCGATCACAAGAACTTCCTACACAATGCCAGAAATAAGGTTTAGTTCCTGTTGCTGTAAATCGTCTTACTGTTAGTCCTTTATCATCATAATCAGTAAATACTTTTCCATCTTTGTAATACCTGAAAAAAGATTTTCCTTGTTCAGAAGAATAAGTAATATAAAGACGATCAGTAGGCATATCTTGATTCGTATGCCAACCCATATAACCAGAATTAGGATAAAAAAACGTACCGCTACAATAAACATCTAAATCAGGAAATAATTCCTTCATTAACTTTTTTATTTCTTTAGCAGGTTTATCAACTGATACTCTTGAAAGATTAGTACTTCTACCTTTTGGTACTTCGTAATCCATTAAAGAAAGAAGACTTTCTTCAGATACTTTCTCTTCCCAATCTGGAACGTATTTAGCAACAGATTTTTCTTTTATTTCAGATAAATAAGGTTCAATAATTTCTTCAATTTTCTTGACTGTTAAAGAATCGAAAGGATTACGAATTACCACTGAAAGACAACAACGAGACCTCCGTTTCCAGAGTTTCCAGCAGATCCTCCTCCGCTATTGTCTGAATGATGTTTTCCTGCTCCTCCATTCCCATAACTATTACCTGTAAATTCAGCTTGATTTGTCGATGTATAGCCTGAACTACCCCCAGTTATTCCACCTGTTCCATTCCACCCTAAAAGATGATTACTGCATGATCCACCAGAACCGCCGCCTGTAGAGACAGAACCACCGTCAGCATTAGCGGCACTAGAACCTCCTCCACCTCCTGCTGTACAAGTAGAACCTGAACCCGCAGGATTGACAGAAGAAGATCCTCCTCCATTTCCGTTTCCTCTAGTCGAAGAACTCCCACCTGTTCCAACGGTGATACTAGCGTTAGCACCTAACTCAGTTGCATTATAAAATCTAATCGCCGTTGCACCTGTTCCACCTTGTCCTGAATAACCTTGACGAGGTGGACTAACGTCATCGTTAGTGCGACCTCCTCCACTCGCTCCTCCTCCTCCAATCA